ACTGCTGACATTTTAGATTCCTGTATAAATAGATTTGTATGGGACAGCCAAGTTTCCTGTAGCTGTGGTTGATATTGTTACCAGCAATATCTAACCATACTATTATTTATAAAAAATATGCCCCGGTGACGGAATTGGCATACGTGTATGACTTAGGATCATAATTTTGGGAGTTCGAGTCTCCCCTGGGGCACCAAAAAATATGGATATTTTAATTTACATTCTCATTGGTTATTTTCTATACAAATTAACTAAATATAAAACTAGTACAACTATTCGTATAGAAAAACCTAAACTTAAAGAAATAGATATTCGTATTGAACAAATCGAATCACAAATTTATTTCTGGGATGGAAATACTAACGATTTCATTTCTCAGGGCAATTCTGTTGATGAAGCAATTGACAGATGTGTACAAAGATTTAAGCACTATCATGGCCTTAAATTTAATATCAGCAAAGAAGATGTCGTTAAATATGAAATTAAATTTAGACAAAGTTAAAGACTTTATCAATTCACAAAGCCAAGAAACTAAAATTTATATTGGTTGTGATTCTGAAAGATACCGTAGACAAAATGTCTGGTATGCTGATTATATCTTAGCTATCGTTGTACATATCGATGGTAAGCATGGATGTAAAATCTTTGGCGAAGTTATTACAGAAAGAGATTACGACAAAAAGGCATCAAAGCCGACCTATCGTTTGATGAATGAAGTCTATAAAATTTCTGAACTATATCTCAAATTACAAGAAGTACTAGTTGATAGAGACGTAGAAGTGCACTTAGATATCAACCCAGATGATGATCATGTAAGTAATATTGTCTTATCTCAGGCTGTTGGGTACATTAAAGGTACTTGTAACGTAATTCCTTTAGTCAAACCTCTCTCATTCGCTGCTAGTTACGCAGCAGATCGTTTAAAAGAATTAAGGATAAATAATGGCTAGAATTACATCTGAAATAGCATCTATAAAAATAGGCAACAAGTATGAGATGATTCTTATTGCAGCAATTAGAGCACGAGAATTAAAGCGAGGAGATGCTCGTAAAGTTGCGAAAGAAAATAAACCAATTGTAACTGCTCTTAGAGAAATTGAAGAAGGCAAAATTGGTAAAGAATATTTGAGAAAGGTGTCCAAAAGCAATAGACAAAAGAAATAACTTATATTATAATAAGGTTATGGTATCCCGCACACCTTAGTTGCGGATTTATTAATGGAGTAATTATGCTTAAAACCCGTGTATTGAATGTACTAAAATCCGGTCGTCAATTTACCCCTGCTCAACTTGCAGGTTTGGTAGGTTCAACTGAAGATAGTATTCGTCCTCGTATTAGCGAACTTCGTTCAGAAGGTCATGCTATTTACACTAACACTACTAAGAATGGTAAGTCTGCTTATCGTCTTGGTAAGCCAAGTCGTGCTATGGTTGCTGCTGCATACAAGCAAGCAGGTAGCGAGGCGTTCTCAGCTTAATTATAAACCGGTAACCGGTCTTTTACTATGAATACATTTGATTTTACCGATAAAGCATTGGTTAAAGAAGCACGTCGCCTTAATCTTGTTAAGAAAGTAGGTGAACGTAATTTAACTGAAGATGAAAATACACTCTTAAAAGCATTTACAAAGTATGAGTATCAACTTAAGAAAGAAAAGCTTAAGTCATTACCAGAAAGTAAATTGCGTAAACTAAAAGAAAAGCATGGTGCAAGCTATCGCAAACGAAAAGCCGATCCATTGCGTTTTGGTAAGATGGAACACACTGCTCTTAAAACTAGGGCGAAAGGTAAAGATCTTAAATTTGATCTTACTCCCGAGTATATTCAAAAGAAATTTGATGAATGTGAGGGAAAGTGTGCTATTACTAAATTACCTTTTAGTATGGAGATGGGAACGAAAGGTAAACGAAATCCGTTTAGACCCAGTGTAGATCGTATAAATTCAAGTAAAGGATATATCAAAGGTAATATTCAGATCGTATTAGCGATAGTAAATACGATGAAAATGGATTATACTAATGAAATTCTTCATCCTGTAGTAAAAGCATGGGCTGATAATATCTAGTTAAGCAGAATAGGGCCTTCGGGCCCTATCTTTTTGACTTTCAAGAACTAATAAATATAAAGAAATTGTTCTAATGGGGTCAAAATGACTATTCGATTCAAAGAGTTTAGATATTTAAATAAAATTATACTAGAAAATATTATTATTGAATCTGATTCTAAACCCTTTCATAAGTATAAAACTTCTTTTGGTCATTCAATATCAGTTCATCTAAAGAAAGATGATATAGGGCACAACTTTGCTCATTTTGTCAATCATTCGTTAGGGGGCAAAACTACAAAAATAATCAGTTGGGGTAAAAATGTTGATGCTCCATCTAAAAAGGAATTAGAAGAATTTGGTTCAAATGAACACGAAGAGGAAATCCCTGAGAAAAATCCTAGCCAAGAAATCAAACCAAAAGTTAATAATACCTCTGTTAAAAAATACAAAGAACTTAGTACTGGCACACATGTTATTATTCATAACGGCGAGCAATCAAAAAAGATCAAAATTTATGAATTACTATTAAGAGAAAAATCTAAAGGTGCGCATGTGATTGATGGTAAAATGACATCAAATACTGTTGGTGTAGTAGCAGAACATGCAACACTAATGGAACTCCTTCATCATATGCATAGGCAAAATGGCACTCTAAATTCTGCAGAATATAAAACGGCCATAACTGAACACCAAAAAGCAATAGATAATTTAACTAAGGGTGTTTCTGATCCATCCACAGTTAAAACTAGAATAGCACACGGCAAAGAAGCTGCTAGATTAATTTTAGCACATGTCAAAGAAAAACACGGTGAAAATGCAAAAATAGAAAATGTTGGACATACTGCTAGAGAAGGTGATATTAAAAAATTTACTAAAGGTATTCATCCAAACGATACTCAACAAACAAATAAATCTGATGTAGGTGTTGAGATATCTGGATCAAAATTAACACCATATCCAGCAAACAATAAAACAGGCAGACATTTTGAGGGCTATTCGTTAAAATCTTCAGCAGAATCTAGTGAAATAACGGCAGGCAATCCGGCAATACATTTGCATGGTATGTTAGATACGCCAAATAGAAAATTAAATACTGATGAAATTTCTAGAGAATCTTTACGAACTAACGTACATATTCCTTTAGGTGGAGGAGAAAAATCTGCAGCAGAAAGGGAAAGAGAAATAGATTCAGAAAGAAAAAAAGCAGGTAAAAGTAAAGATACAGATTTAGAATTAAAAGCTAGCGAACTAGGAAGAAAATCAATAAGAGATGTGACAGAAGAATTTCACAATCATCTAAATCATTTAACAAATAAAGAAGGCAATCATGGTCACGCTCTTATTGCTAACATGCTAAAAGAACATTTAGTGTCTGATTCTGATATGCCCTGGTCCAAAGTAAAGATAAAAGGCGATAAAGAAACAAATGTCAAAGGTTCTCTTACAGAAGGAAGTGAGTCTCCTTTAAAGGATATTTTAAATAATAAAAATACAAAATACTATTCAGATAGAGCCCCAAATTCACCTTCAGTACAAGTAGGGTATATAAATCCCAAAACTGGTGAGCGAGTTGCTTTAGCTAGATATACACCTAAAACTAAATCAAATGCCTATAAATCTAACGTACATGGTTGGAATATCGTGCCAGCCTCAAATACCCAATGAAAATATTTAAAGAATTTTTATTAGAAGAAAAGAATGCTTCTATCCCTCATCTGCGACATCTTGCAGGTGAGAGTCATTTTTATGGATCACAAGAAACTTCTGATGAATTGAACAGATTACAAGAATTACACAAGCATTTATCCGGAGAAAACTCTAAAGTTGAAAGTATAAGTATGAAGGCTGATGGTTCTCCTTCTTTTAATATGGGTTATGTTACTGATCCAACAGACAATGACACTAAATTTGGTGTAGCATATAAAGGTGCTGCTAAAGGATATGCCTTTAGTCATAATGATGTAGATAGAATTTTCGCTGGTAAAGAACATCTTCAAAGCAAAATGCATCAGTTATTAGAGCATGGACATAAAGTAGTAAGACCTCATCATGGTCTTATTCAAGGTGATTTTATGGGAAGTAAAGAAGATAATACTATCAATGAAGAAGGTGATAAGTTACACTTTCAGGAAAACACCTTAAAATATGGCATAGATAAGAAAAGTGATGAGGGTAAAGCATTAAAGAAAGCTAAAATATCTGTTGCCTTACATACTAGAATTGATCCCGAACATCAAAAATATAATTTAGATCCTAACGGGTTTCAACAACACGAAGATGTACATGTGTTTAACAATAGAGTGACACATGATCCTAATAATTATTCAGATGTAAATAGGAAATTGTTTGAAAATAATTTCAACAAGGCTAAAGAACATATTTCTAATATTCCTAATCACAATGATTTAGTATTTGGTATGACAGACCATTTACAAACCTACATTAATCAAACTGTTAGTAAAGATACAACACCTACAGTACAAGGTTTTAGACAACACGTAAGTGATAGATTAGAAAAGCCAATAGAAAAAGTAAAAACACCAGCAGCAAAAGAAAGAAAACGTGAAGAAAAACGAGTTGCTTTACAACATATTGACGAGAATAAACAACACTTTGGAACATTATTTAAAGCCCACAAACATCTTGACACCGCAAAAAATTTACTTACTGATGCTTTAGATCAAAGTCCTCAGACATATGAACATGAAATAAAAGGCAATCCAAGTAAGCCCGAAGGTTACGTTGTTAAATATAAAGGAAGCAATAGTTTAGATAATGTGGTAAAGGTAGTTAACAGAGGCGAATTCTCAAGGCACAATTTCGCAGATGAATAAGTTCAAAACATTTTTAAAAGAAGATCCTAATAGGCATCTTCAGCACTTCTTAGATCATACATCTAAAGAACTGAATTTAAAGACTTTGCCGAATATTCAATTAGTTAACGACAGAAAAGCCGCAGCAGAGAATAGAAGCTTCGGTGGGTATTCTCCTGGACTAAAAGAAATAAGAGTTAACACTGCAGGTAGACATGTTGCCGACATATATCGAACATTGGCACATGAATTAGTCCATTATAAACAGGATGTGGAAGGTAGATTGTCTGCTGATAATGTAGCAGAAGCAGGAAAAACTGGTAGTGAATTTGAAAATGAAGCCAATACCTTAGCCGGAGTAATTCTTCGTAATTACGGAAAAGCTAATCCAAAGATTTATGAAGATTACGAAAACCCTTTTCGTTTCGACTGGGGAACACCAGAAGGAACTAATTATATGGTTAAAATGACTCCAGGACAAACACTTGATCCGAGATCTGATTATTTTGCTAAGCGCAAAAAGAAACTAATTAGTAAATGATATTATCTAGTCTCATAGCAAATAATAACACCATGTCAATAGTATGTCTATAAAATCCATCAAAGAAAAGAAGTTATTGGTAAACTTGGCCAAGTCTTTTGGTCAGGAGGTTGATGATTCTATAATCGAAGATGTAAATAAGCATACTCAATTAGAAAATAGTATTAAAGCATCAGTAAGAGATAATTTTTTAAGTGATCTATTGCAAGTAAAAATCCCTGACCAACCTAAGATAGAATTTCCTAAACCTCCTAGTTTAGAAGAAGTTTTGTCACTTTTTCCGGAGGAAAAAAAATGACCTGGATTCGCCACAAGAGCCCGAAAATACCTCCAAGCATATTGAATCGGAAGAAATACGAGCAGCAAAACCAACCCTTGCTGAAAGAGCAGCAAAATCAATCACAATTGCCGAACAAAATTCCTTTAGACAACCCGACCCAATAATAGTACCTCAAGATTTAGGATCAATACAACAAAAATTAAAATTTTTAGAACAATGGTTGGGAAAAATATCTGCGCATGGCCCTGGTGGTGGTATCGGATTAATATCCTTCTATGATTTGACTCGATGATTTACATAAAATTACCTTGGAAGAATATAATTAATAGTTCTTATAAATAAATAAACCCTTTTATATTTTAATGGATAAAATGCTTACAGAAGAACTTCATGGGGAACATGCTTTTACTGTTGGTGGTTTTTCACCATTTACAGTAGGCCATCAATCAGTAGCTAAAGATATGCACAAGGCAGGACATAGTTCTGTTAGTGTATATACAACCACATCCACAAAACGTCCAATCACTTCGAACGAAAAAACTTCTTTTATTAAAAAAGCTGTACCCAGAGGAACGAATGTGGGTTCAGCTGCTACACCTTTTCATGCATTATCAGATATGTATTCTAAGGGAATGCGCGGAAACGTAACATTTTATGGCGGATCTGATAGGAAAAATATTGTTTATAGATTAAAAATATTTAATAATAAAGAAGGTGGACACGGATTCTATAAATTTGATAACATTAAGTTCAAGCAAGTAGGTGAAGAAAGAAAAGAAGGCGCTACTGGAATAGCTGGAGTATCAGGTACTAAAGCGAGGGCAGCTAAATCGCCCGAAGAATTAAAGCAATATCTTCCTAAAGAATTGCACAAAGATGCAGTAAAAATATACAATGCTATTAATGAACCTAAGTCTAAAAAATCACTTAGAGAAAGATATTTAGCTAATGAAATTTTTAGTATAATGGAATTAGTAGAAACAAAGAATGGCGAAGTGGGGGAAATAGTATACAAAGGTTCAAATTACGTTACAATACAATTGCCAGATAATACGACTACTAAGGCATGGATATACGAAATAGAAGAAGCAAAACAATATAAACAATTGCAAAAACAGCCTCCACTTCCTATTAAGACTATCCCAATGTCTGCTCCTAGTGCTAATATGTATAAATTAAATGTAAGATCTAAAGCACCCAAGATTCCTGCCTTGTTGATACCTAAGAAAGGATTAATGGAAGCGAGTGGGCAAATAAGTTACGAAGATTATACTACTAAGAATTTTGATATTTGCCCTGGAGCCCAAAAACATTTTATTAATATAGTGAATAGAAAAGATCTTAATCCAAAGTATGTTAAACAAGCTATGATGGCTCTAGATAAAATGTTTGCTATAGAGAAACAAGCGATGCATCAAACTGCTGATTCTAGTATGACACACGATTTTACTATGTACGCTACAATAGCACATGATACTTTGAATCTTTTAGGTTATTCTGATAAAGATATTACTTATATAGACGATCATTATCTACGATTTGCTAAATTAATTAATCATCATGATGCATCTTTAGCAGATGAGCCTGGGTCACATCTTACTTCAAGTGGCGGTGAAGTTGATGAAGCTGCTATAGGACAAAGAACAAAAGGAACTGGATTATTTCCAAAATATGTTTATACTGCAGATAAAACAGTAAATGCTGCAGGAATTAAAAAACCAACAAAAAGAATTTTGTCACAGCGAAAATTAGATACAGATCAAGAAAAAGAAGATGAGGTAGATAAAATGCTTAAGAAAAAGAATGTGCCTGTGTATGAAGGCATAGAAAAAGTAATGGGTCCTGATATTATGCCAGGTAAGCCAGTAGGATTACATTCCTTTAGAGCATTCATGGATATTACTGAACCTATTCGTGGAGATATTGCAGCAGAAAAAGAATCTGCTAAAAATGCAGCTACAGAAGTAGGTAGTAAACACGGAGCAGGGTATAAGATGATGCGTAAAGCTAAACTTATGGATCTATAATGGAAGAATTAGAACGAACACTTAAAGAGGTATTGGCCAATACATTTGTTATGTATTTTAAAGCACATGCTTCACATTGGAATGTTACTGGTCCAGATTTTAGTCAATATCATGATTTTTTCGGCAAATTATATGAAGAATTATTTGATGCAACTGATACCATAGCAGAACATATAAGAGCATTAGATTTTATGGCGCCCAATTCATTGACATCTATTAAATTAATGTCAACACTTAGTGAATCTGATGTGCCAGCAACTTCTATGTCAATGTTTGGTGATTTACTTACTGCAAATAATTTAGTATTAGTGTCGCTAATGAGAGCATACAAAGTTGCGGAAGATGCCACAGAACTTGGGTTAGCTAATTTTTTACAAGATAGAATAGACATACATCAGAAACATGGTTGGATGTTAAAAGCTACACTAAAATGAAAAAATATTTTACCCTAAGACAAGAAATTTATGAAGCTACTGTACCTAATGCAGTAAAGGATATACATATTAATTTAAAGAATCGTCAGCATGCTATTGACGAATATATGTATGGACCAGCTAATCCGAATGAGCCAGGTGATTATTGGAAAGAATTAGGAAAAATTTGGGATATTTCTGAAGATGAAGCAAGTACTATGAGATGCGGAAATTGCGCTGCATTCAATATTAAACCTGTTATGAGAAAAGCCATTGCTGATAATATTAGCGATAATGGTATGGATGTAGTAAATTTGGCAAACTTAGGATATTGTGAGCTATTTCATTTTAAATGCGCCGGAGATAGAAGTTGTTCCGCTTGGTTAACTAATGGACCACTAAAATGATAACATTTAAAGAGCACATAGAAGACATTACTGATGAAGAGCTAGACCAACTAGCCGAAGAAATGTCTTTTGAAGAATTATATGACTTTTATACAAATCAAGAATTAGTTGTTGTGGAATTCACATATGACGAATTAAATGAAGGTATTAGTCAAGCTTCTAGAATGAAACGTGCTCAAAGAATGAGAGCAAATAAAGCTAGATTATTAATGGCTAGAAGATCTAAATTAATGCGTATGGCCAGTAATGAAAAAATTAAAGATAGAGCTAAATCGGCAGCTAGAAGAGCATTAATAAAAAAGTTTCTTAAGGGTAGAAGCAAAGAAGAATTATCTGCTCAAGAAAAAGATAGATTAGAAAAAATGATTAAGAATATGCCCGTGGTTGTTTCTAATATGCAAAGTAAATTATTACCTAAGATGCGTCAAATAGAACGTGGACGTATGGCTTATAAAAAGAAATGAGAGATATAAACGAAGATTTACGTACCTGGTTTCGACAGAAATGGGTACGAATGGATACAAAAGGCAATATCAAAGGAGACTGTGCGAGAGAAGAAGGTGAAGGTAAACCCAAATGTTTGCCATCAGCCCAAGCACATTCTATGAGTAAAGAAGATAGAGCAGCTGCAGCAAGAAGAAAAAGAAGAGAAGATCCGGTGGCAGACAGACCAGGTAAAGGTGGAAAGCCAATCAATGTGAGGACAGAAGAAATGAACTTAGAAGAAGGTAACAAGCCAACTAATCCGGCTCTATGGTCTAGAGCAAAGGCATTGGCGAGATCTAAATTTGATGTTTATCCTTCTGCATATGCAAATGGCTGGGCCGCTAAATGGTACAAGTCTAAAGGGGGTGGTTGGAAGTCTGTTAGCGAAGGTGTAGATGATGAAGGCGGTATGGCAAAAGGTGAATTAGAAACTGTAGCATCTAAGGCTAAAGAACTTTCTAAAATGATGAAAAAGAATAAACAACTTGATGCATGGGTACAGTCTAAGATTACTAAATCTGACGACTATATTGGTTCAGTGTATGATTATCTAAAGAACAGTAAACAGGAAGTGGACGAACAAATGCAAAAGAAAACATTCTTTAAATTAAGAGAACAACTTGACTCTATCTGCATTGACTGTGATGATTCTGTTTATGGATCAGTCGAAGAAGACTTTGAACCAACAGGTGATGAACAATACGAAGATTGGGATCTTGAAGAAGCGCAGACTCCATTACAATTTATTCTTAAAAATCCTGGTAAAGAATACCCACCATTTGATCCAGATCCTCCAAAGAAAAACCCTGGTTTCGTTAAGGGTAAAAAAAGTTTTAGTGGTTTAGCTAGACATCTAGCTAAAACTGCTATGAATAAAGCTGCAAATGTGAAAGAAGAAATAGATTTAGATGAAGCCAAAGATACTGACCAGTATAGCTATATAGATCAGTCCAAAGGTCATCAAATAAAGGGTAAATCAGGAACCTTTGTAGGCTATACGCATTCTGCCAGTAAAGGCAAAGGTGCCAATATTCTAAAGCATAATAAGACTAAAAAGTATTATGCAGCAGGTGGTTCTTCTACAGCATTTACTCAGAAAACTACACTACATGATACACCTGAAGATGCAGCTAGAGCATATCATAAAGGTAACCTAGCTGAAGCATCTCCCATGATCAAACCACCTAAGAATGAGTTTGGTAAGAAAGAAGATGCGTTTGCGCATGCCAAACAGCATGGCGGCAAGGTCATGAAAAGGACATTTACCCATCCTACCTCAGGCATGCAGACTGTTAGTTATGTTGTTAGAGAAGAAACCGAGATCGACGAAGCATCCAAGAAACCCAATGCTACAACACGTCATTTGAGAGATTATCCCGTCAGTGATAAAGAGATGGCTAAACCTGTCACATATTACTCTTTAGTACATAAAGCAACCAATAAAGTACTAAGCACCCATAAAGATTTAGAATCTGCTAAAGACGAACATCGAGGCTTGGATCAAGGTGAAAGAGCACATTACAGAATCGCTACGTCAACAAAAGCACCTAAGACATTTGATATGACTGAAGACGCCGAAGGTGTGGCGGAAGGCTATACTGGTCGTGAGACTAAAGATGGAACATGGCGTGTATTCAAAGATGGACAAGCAGTGGCAGTAGCAGGTCCTTTCAAGAGCAGAGAAGAGGCTGCGGCTTGGATAAAGAAACAAAAGACAGGTGTGGCGGAAGGCTTAGAGCTTCAAGAAGCAGAAAAGAATGGTAAAAAGGTTCAACTAAATAAACCTTTTAGAACATCTGACGGCAAAGGTAAATTTGCTGTTTATACAAAGAATGAAAAAGGTAATGTAGTTAAAGTGAATTTCGGTGATACAACTGGATTAACTATTAAGACAAGTAATCCAGATAGACGTCGTAATTTTAGAGCCAGACACAACTGTGACAATCCGGGACCCCGCCATAAAGCAAGATACTGGGCATGTAAATCGTGGAGTAAAGATACCGTTTCTGCAGGCTTAGGAACCTAAACAAATAAATATAAAGAAATCATTTTAAGGAATCAAAAATGACAAGAATGACAAACAATCTTTTTGAATCAATTCAAAAAGTAATGCAAGGGGAGCAGCCTGCAGAGCCCCTTAAAGTAGAAGAAGGCCAGGTAGATAAGGCACATTATTGTGCCACTCATGTAGAACATCCAATTTTTGGTGATGGTGAATGTATCGCTGAAGCACATGCTGAACCTGACTCTGAGGGCAATGTAGCTTGGTATACTGTACAATTTAAAGACGGTGTACGTAAAGTATATTCTGAAGCAATGAAAGTTAAAAAAGCTAAGATGCATGAGCATGCTGAAGTAACCGATGAAATGATTGATCAAGAAGTAGCTGATCTGTCAGACGAAGAGTTTGAAGAAACTCTAGAAGAAGCATTATTCTTAGACGAAGCATCTTATTCAGCTAAGGCTGCTCGTGCTGGTAAAGATATCGGTAAGCCCGGCAAGATGTTCGGCAAAATTGCTGCATCTGCTGCAAAGCGTTACGGTTCAGTAGAAAGAGGTAAGAAAGTTGCCGGTGCTGTTTTAGCTAAACTCCGTGCAAAGCATATGGAAGAAGAAGCAGAACAGTTAGATGAATTGTCACCATCAACTCTTACATCTTATAGACATAAGGCTAGAAATAGTGAATTAAGAAATGCAGAAACTGCTCGCCGTGATACTGAGATTAGTCAGCAAACAACAAATCCTAGAGTAGCAGCCAAATCTGCTTCCTATGCTGCTCAAGCCCAGGCAACAGCTGATAAACGACGTGCTGGTCAGCTAAAAGCGACTAGTCGTTTATCTGAAGAAGAAGTAGAACAGACTGATGAAGGTGCAATGAGCGATTTAGATGCTGATCGTAAAGACAGACAATACCAATCACGTCAGGCTAAGACTACTATGAAACACATAGCCAATCCAACACCAGGTGAGAAAAAGGCTGCTAAGGATATTAAGCCAGGTATCGCAGGATATCGTGATAGAATTGCAATGCTTAAATCTGCTCAAGCACGTGGTGGTTTAAAGGAAGATCAAATTGACGAAGCGGAAAAGGCACAATACAAAATAGAAAAGGCACATAAGCATCCAGATGGTGCAGTAACAGTAAAAGTGAACTGGTCTCAAAAACAAGATGGTACAATGAAAACTGGTTCTAATATACATTCCGGAAGCCCAAGTCATATTAGAAAAGTATTGAAAACTAGATATAACCTTTCACATCATCTAGCCGAAGGCATGGATCCTGTTGGTAAAGAAGATTCAGATATCAACAATGATGGTAAAACAGATAAGTCAGATTCTTATCTTCACAATCGTCGTAAAGCTATTAAAAAGGCAATGATGGAAACAGAAGTTAAATATTACATCGAGGAATCTATTACAGTAGAAGTTCCTGAAGAACCTACATATGCTGATTACTTAGATGCTATTAAAACAATCGTCGGTTCAGATGATGAATCATTACAAGCTGAAATTATAGCTGTTGCTGAAGAAGCATTTGAAAATGAAGAATACAATGTAATTCTTGAAGCAGCTGTAATGAAGGCAAACAAAAATAAAGAAATGAAATCCAATATGAAGTATTACTTCGGCGATTGGAAACCATCAGCTAAACCTGAAACAAGTAAAAAAATGTCTGGTGCTAGACATGATATAGAAGTGAAAGGTGGAGTAACTAAAGCTACAGCTAGAATTGCCCACACTACAGGTGAAAGCCCAGAAGAAGCTAAAGCAAGAAGAAATGCCGATAAAAGGGACAAGCAACTTGCTAAGGTGGCTAAAGTTCTAAGATCTAAGAAATAATAGCCATAATTTAAAGGGGAAAAAAGATGTCTCAATGGGGCAAATTAGATAGATATAATTTAACAGGTGCAGTAACTGCTAACGTAAATAGTACTACCGTAACTGCTAATGTTAATATGTTTACCAGTGCTAATAATGTACAAGTAGGATATGCTATTCTTTTAGCTAATGTAGCATACAAGATTGCTACAATTAGTGCATCAAATACGATTGTATTAGATGTAGCATATGCAGGTAGTAATGTTACTACAACAACTGCAGCTGTGCAGCAGTCTCCTAAAGACTTACGTACATATGGTTGGGGGAATGTGACTACTGGTGCTAATACTACAAGTAAGCAGAATACTTATGGGGTGGATCGTAGTGAGGTAGCAAATACATTGGTCAAAGCTAAGGGGTTCAATTCTCCAGGCTGGGCTACTTATACAACTTATACTACCACTCAAGGAGCAACTCGTAATAAAACAGAGACATTAGTTGCTATGTCTAAGAACTTTAATGCGAATGCTGCAGGTAATCTACAAACTGATGCAAATGATGATACATTGTTGCCTGAAGGTTAATAATGACAACTAAACAAAAATTATCTAATTTAACTGCTATCACTTCTGTTACTAGTACAGATTTATTGTATATAGTACAATCAAGTGATAGCAGAAAAATAACGGTAGATAATTTATTTGCATACTCTAATGCTAGAATATTAGCTAATGTTACTGGTATAGCCAATGTTACTGTGCCTGCCGCAGCAAATAGTGCAGGCACAGCTGGTGCTTTACGATATGACTCTGATTACATATACGTATGTGTATCTGCTAATACATGGAAGCGCGCTAATTTAGTTACTTGGTAATATGGTATTTGAATTGAATGAAGATAACTTTTTAATCTATGCTATTAAACACTACGACAATCCAAGTTGTAAAGGTATAGATGAATTTAATGATGACTTAAAACGATTTAAGTACATCAAAAGATTATTAAGAAAGTATAGACATAGTAAAACTATTAAAGAGAGATTGATACTTAATCATCTCATAGTGATCTATAACTTGTTTGGGGCCGAGGCATCCACCAAAATGCTTTTCTTTAAGATTGAACAAGATTATTGGCCACAATTAAAAACATTTTTAGTATTTCTTAATTATATGCCAATAAAAATTCTAGTATCTAAAGGTATAGAAATAAATGATTCTGATATACCTTTAGATGAAGTTATACTTAAAAAGTTAAGACAAATATGAGTAGATTAGTAGACAACCTAATAGCTTACAGGATTTTAAATTTGTTAGTAGTTCCTTTTACTGATACTGACGCATATCGTCTTGGCATTATAGATAAGAATGGTAAAGAAAAAATTAAATCTATGGCGGATTTAAATACCGCAGATGAAAGAAACGCATATACATTACTTCATAGATTGGTTTTTAGATTAAAAAGAATAATTGAAAAAGTACCAATTGAAAATAAAAAATTAGCATCATTAGCTGCTGCTTATGCATTGATAAGAGAAAGCTATGAAAGAAATAAAGAACCTATAGATTTAGAAAATAAATTTATAAATAAATTGAATTCTAATCTAAATGAAGAAATTCAAATAGTAGAAACTTATCTATATACTAATAAAATATTGACCTTTAAACAGTATACTGAAGAAGATGGAGGGGTAGCGGCAAATAATATTGCAGCAACTCCTGGTATTGATACATTTTCTCCTGTTATGAAAGGTAAGAAAACAAATAAAAAATTAATGTTTAGGAGAAGCAAATGAGTTTTTTGAGATGGTTAAAAGAATTATTCTTGGGTCCACCGGAGAAAGAAATGAAAACAAGTAATGATATATTAAAAGCACAAGAATGGGCAGGCCAAACTAAAGATTTTTGGATTGGCAAATGTAATGAGCTGATTAAACTCGGTCACGGAAAAGAAGAGATTCGTAAAGCTGGTCTCGATGCTGGTTTGTCTCATGCTGAAATAGAAAGTGTATTTACTGTAGCTGAATGGCCACGTCAACCATTTGGTGGGCATAATAAAGCGGATGTAGTTGCACAGGCACAAACTCATGTGAATAATGGTGCTTCTAAAGCTGATTTAGAAGCGATGGGAAAACAATTGAATTTCACAGATGAGGAAATAGCATCTATAGTAGCAGATGTTAAATTTCCTGCACCTCCTGTTTCAGTTGAACAACCTGTTAAAAAAGGTCGCCCAAAGAAAGAAGAGACTAAGCCTGCTCCTGCTAAAAAGAAAAAATGACCAAGACTCCGAATTCTCGTATAGCAGTACTTGAGACTCGGGTAGATAATATAAAAGAAGATTTAGATGAAATCAAGGCAGACATCAAAGATGTACACGATTGTCTTGATAGAACTAGAGATGAATTGAAACTACAACTTACAACTATGTATGACGCATCATGTTCTCAACATGCTGAGTTAGCTAAAAAGATTTCAGCTCTAGAATCTTTAAAAAATAAATGGACATATATGCTCATAGGTGGTTCAGTTGTATTTGGTTGGGCAGTCGGTCATTCAGAAGCATTTGCTTTTATAGGAAAGTTATTCTAGTTATAATATAATAAAGGTTCCTGGAGGAACCTTTTAATGTCTTTATTCGTTGATCTTAAATATCTCAAGTTAATTAGTAATCGCTTGCCGTTTTTTAAACAAAAAAGCGACAGAGTCTATAACTGTAGATGTGTTATATGTGGAGACTCATCTAAAAAGAAAACCAAAGCTAGAGGATATTTTTATGGCATAAAAAATGAATTATTATATCGGTGTCATAATTGTGATGCTAGTATGCACTTTGGATCGTTTCTGAAAAATTTGGATAGTTTACTATATAATCAATATGTTTTAGAGCGATATAGTGAAGGATTACCAGCAAATAGACCACATCAAAAAATTGAAGACAAATTCAAAATGATACAACCTGTTTTTGACAAGAAACAGGAACGGTTATTAGATAAATTACTTGATAGATTAGATACTCTGCCAGAAAATAATGAAGCAGTCCAATTTTGTATCAAAAGAAAAATTCCGAAAGAAATATTTTCGCAATTATATTATACTGACGATGTAAGAAAAATTGAACAATTATCTGAAAAGTATAAAGACAAGTTGACTACAAAGGAACCGAGATTAGTTATTCCTTTTTATGATGACAATGATCAGCTAATAGCAGTTACTTGTAGAGCATTACGTAATGAATCTTTAAGATACCTAACCATCAAAATAAAAGAAGATGTTCCGTTAGTTTTCAAACGAGACATTGATATTAAAAAAGATATATACGTTGTAGAAGGTCCTATTGATAGTATGTTTTTACCAAATGCGATAGCAGTGGCAGGAACAAATTTCAGTAAATTAGATTTTTTACCGTACTCAAAAGAAAAATTAGTTGTTGTCTTTGATAATCAACCTCGTAATAAAGAGGTATGCAAGTTAATTGACAAAACTATAGAAAAAAATTATAATGTAGTTATATGGCCTCAGACACTACAAGAAAAAGATATCAATGATATTGTTCTTTCGAATAAAGATCCATTGAATATTATCAAAAAGAATACGTATACTGGTCTTGAGGCCAAGGCTAAATTCATAGCGTGGAAAAGATGTTAAATGATAAAGAATATGAAACACTATTGATTCTACAAGAAGAATGTTCTGAAGTTATACAAGCGGTAAGTAAAGTATTTAGATTTGGTAAAGATAATTTCAAACCAGGTAAACCTAAAACTAATCAAGAACATTTGGAAATAGAAATAGGCGATTTATTAGCGATGCTTGCATTATTACATGAACAGGGGCTTATTCGTGAAGATGTTGTAGAACAAGCAATGAATGATAAATTTGAAAAATTAAAGAAATTCTCGAGGATTTATGAAAGTAAAACTAATTAGTTATTCCCAGGCTTCTAAGGATATGCTGGAGGTTTATGATGACCATAACATTCCCAATATACAGGACCTCATTGCTTATTGCGCCCGAGTCTCGAACCCAAATAACCAATCCAATACAGAAACCTCGGACAAATTATTACGATACCTCATCAAAAACAAACACTGGTCTCCCTTCGAAATGGTCAGTGCCTGCATTGAAGTCCAAACCACACGAGATATTGCAAGACAAATGCTCAGACACAGAAGCTTTAGTTTCCAAGAGTTCAGCCAGAGATATGCTGATCCAACTAAGGAACTCAGCCTTACTATTAGAGACGCAAGACTGCAGGACCCCAGTAATAGACAAAATTCTATTGAACTTGACTTTACTAGACAAGAGCATAGAGAACTTGCAAGCGCTTGGAGAATATATCAACAAGAAATAGCTAAACTTACGAGGCAAGCTTATGAATGGGCAATAAGTAATGGTATTGCTAAGGAACAAGCAAGAGCAGTTCTACCAGAAGGGTTAACTGTCTCGAGATTATACGTCAATGGAACCATTCGTTCTTGGATTCATTATATTGAATTAAGATCTGCTAATGGTACACAGTTAGAACACAGGGATATTGCGATAGCCTGTGCTAAAGTAATAAGTAAAATTTTCCCAGTAATTCAAACTTATATATAAAAAGCATTTAGAGGATTGATTCATGAATACAAGATTAGACGTACTCTCTTTTATGAGAGCAGGTGATCAACAAGTGCATACTAAACAACCCGGATTTTATGACGGAAGAATAGAACAGGCCAATCTATATTTCAATTTAGTTTCAGAAGAATTCGATGAATTAGCATTAGCATATGTTAAGAGAGATATCGTTGAAGTAGCTGATGCTTGTGCTGATCTAATTTGGGTAGTAGAGGGATTAATGTATAGTTTAGGCGTAGATCCACAAACTGTATGGGACGAAGTAGCTAGGTCAAATGCATCGAAAACTATTGACGGTAAATTGATTAAACGAGATGATGGCAAAGTGCTAAAACCAGATACTTTCAGACCACCGAATATTCAAAAAGCACTGGGGTTATAAATGGGCTTATTTACTCTTCTAATTGAATTCATACCAGATCTAGTATGGGTTCTTTTATTCTTTGTTGGTGTAACAATGATGATCGCAGGACAATTCTTGCGAGGCGTTCCTCTTGTTATGCAATATCGCTTACCATTATTAGTTCTGGGATTTTTTATTCTAATGTCTAGTGTATGGGCATTAGGAGCAGTAGCTAATGAAAATAAATGGCAAGCAAGACTCAAAGAAGTGGAAGAGCAAGTAAAAGAGCAAGAAGCTAAAGCCACAGAATTAAATCAAAAGCTTGAGAAAGAAGTAGAAGAAAAGAAAGCCTTAGCTGAGAAAAAGAATAAAGTAATTACTAATGAAATAGTAAAGTGGCAGACAAAAGAAGTTCTAAAAGAAGTACCAGTTCAAGGTCCGGAAAGAGTCAAGATTGAAAAGGTCATAGAATATATTGAAAATTGCCCTGTACCTAAAGAAATGTTAGATATACACAACAAAGCAGCTGTACCCTTTATTGAGAAAGTCAAAGAAGGAGAAAAGAAATGAGATTGTTGTTAGTGTCTCTCCTTACTTTAGCTGTAACAGGATGCGGGATGATGGATAGATTTTTGCCTGCTAAACCTAAATTTCCTGATCCTATAAAAGAACTTACTTTACCTTGCCCTGAGTTGAAACAAATCGAAGGTAATCAAGTAGCAATCACAGAACTACTTAAGGCAGTTGTTAATAATTATACGTTATATTATGATTGTTCTTTAAAGAATGAGGGGTGGAATAAGTGGTATAAAGAACAAAGAGAAATTTATGAAAAAGGTGGTAAAAAATGAGAAAAATAGCAATAATTGTTTCATTGGCATTACTTGCAGGGTGTGCATCTAGTGGCCCAAGTAATTATGCTCTTTATGCTGAAACACAAGCAAAGATAGCGCAAGCACATGCTATAGCTGAAACTGCTAGATTTAATGCACTGACAGAAATCGCTAAGAATGGAGATAGTGCTGCCAAAGTTGCAGCAGTGTTGAGTATTCAATTGGGCAATAGTGGTACAGGTCAGCGTAATCAACAAGTAATAGCAGCACCTGAAGATTGGGATACAAAACTTCTTAAATGGGCAGGGGTAGTTGTTCCAGTTGCCATGCAAGGATTAGCTATAGGTGCGCAAATCCATGCTGCAAACACCCAAAGACAAATAGCAGTTACACAAAGCAATAACGCCGCTGCTACAGCACAAAGCACTAATAATACATTTGCTGCAATGAGTAGTAATATGTCAACATCAAATGCAGCAATAGCTAAATCAGGATTTGATGCAGCAACTGCTGGTTCTACATCCTTAGTAAGTGTAGCGAATTCAAGTTTAACAGCTATTCAAAACACAGCAGCAAGCGGTCTAAACGCGAGCACCACTTTAGGTACAGCTGGTATTACAGGTGTAAATAATGCCACTACTGCTGGACTCAATGCTGCTACTAATTTAGGTACAGCTGGTATTACAGGTGTAAATAATGCCACTACT